TCGCACATTATGTCGAACTGGTTTAGAAAAGTTATTGCCCATTCGTTTGTTTTTTGATTCCAATAAAAGTCGCTGTGTGCCCTCAGCTTTTGTTTCTTATAACCGTCTAGAAGAAGTTGGTTGTGGACAGGTGCGACAAGTTTGTCATGCTCCACGAGATAATCTTCACGAGATACTGAATAATGCATAGTAGGGCGCACACCACGCCAACTATCCACAACACGCTTAACACGATTGTCTGTCGGAAGGATATACTCCCCTTCACGAATCCAATGATGGTGAATATCGAGCACAATAGGAACGATATCGCTAATAGTAAGACAGTCATCTAGTCCCCAAGAGTTTTCTTCGTTTTCGATAGTGATGCAATTACGTGCTTCATTCGACAGTTTCTTATACGCATTGCGAATTCCTTCGGGTCCTTGTTTTCCTGATATATGTACATTGATTTTAAAGTCTTGGAATGTTTTTCCGTATCCCATGTACCGGGCCATGTCTGCATGATATTCAAATTCCTCTATACTTCGCCCAACAATGCCTTCGTTAATACTAGCAAGAACAACAAACTGGCCAGGATGCATAGAAAGACGAGTGCCGCTTTTGCGAGCACTATCACCAATAAGGCTAAAATTGCGTTCGAGATACTGAACCACATCGGCTCGTTGCCAGAAATAACTCCATGTTGGCTCAGTATAAGCAGGAAGGATATCACTGCTAAGGCGAACCATTCGTAAGTTTTCATCTTGTTCTCCTACACGGTCTACTAGTTTTTTAGTAGCGGTTAAGTTTTGGACCATTAGGTCCCATAGCCGTTGTTCAGCTACGTCTTTTGTCTGTCTATTTAACCAACTAATAGTAGTTGTGCCGGTGTTGTATTGTTTAGCATCGTCGTCTTTGTGGATGCCGTTAACTTGTCCAGGATTGTCAATCCATTTACATGCGAAGCCTATTTTACCCATTTTTGTCTCTTTCTGCTTCCATAACCCGCTGTCTTAGTTCGGATGTTGAAAAGCTATGCCTACGTTGATTAAAATAAAATTCCATAGGAATATCATATCCTGTGAAATCTTTGCCTTGATATTCTTCGCCTAAAATTCTTACATCAATTTTATAAGAAAGCAGTATGTCTCTAAGTTCTTTTTCAGTAGCGTACACTACAACTTCATCGACATACACACACGCTTTTAACTGTACATAACGTTCAAATACACCCTGTACGGGTTTATTTTTGTTAGCGCGGTCTAGTGTAGGATCTGTTTGAAGCCCTACAATTAGATATTCACATTGTTCTTTTGATTCTTTAAGCATCATAATATGCCCTGCATGAAACAAATCAAAAGTTGAACAAGTAAATCCAATTTTCATTACCAATGCCTTATGACGCCTGCGATTATAAAAAAGTTTGTGATAATGTATATTAACACAATTAGCGTTCTAACGCAAGCAATTCGGTCCGATTCCTCGTCCGAACTGCCTGATTTTTCGCCCAATGCCTTAGCCCAAAGACGCCACAATTGATTTAACCTTCGTAAACTGCCGAGTTAGCATTGTGTTCAAATACTTCTACCGAACGTAATTTAACACCTTGTCCGACTGGGTAACGACATTCAAAAGATTTTCCATTTGGTAAAGTATACGCTTTTCCTGCTTGGAAGGTTTCCAAAATGTCTTTCATTGTGTTGTATGCTACTTCACTAAACTTCTCACAGCCTACAGCTTCTACAACACGAATGTCGCATACGCCGCCTACATCATTAAGACCTAGTGATGCTAGAGCTTGGAACTTTTCTAAATGTGGATCGTCGTGAGCAATTACCAAAGTGTGATCGAACATGTATTCGCTCCACTCTTTAAATGCTTTGAGTCCACCAAAGTCCATGACCCAATTGCGATCATCTAGTGTTTCAGATTCAAAAATTAATTTGATTCCAATTGAGTATCCGTGTAGTAATGAGCAATGTGAATGAGTGCTACGCCACTGTCTAAAACAGCATGAAAGTCCGCGGTCGTTACCGTATGTTTTTGTTGAAATGTATTTTGCCATTGTTGTTTTTCCTTGTTAACAATGACACGCAGAGTTTATATTGCGGGATGAGCGTCTAAGTCCGCATATAGTAATAATATACTCTTCTACTTATCCTTGTCAACTGTATTGGTAACTATTTTTAAATCAGGCCGTCCGCCATTTTGAATTCTAAGTTCTTCCAGTTTCTTAGCCACGTCTTCAAAGTGATTGTCGGTATCTTTCATAATGGCCAACATAGTAACCATAGTTGAAAGGCTCCAGTGCCACCAGCTGATACAAGTCGCTGATAAAATAATTAGCCCTGTGTAAAAAATAATTTTCCATTCTGTACCGTAATGAAGGTACATGAATGCCGCTGTCGCGCAGAATACTGCCGGTGCGATCACCGAATAAATTCTCCAGCCCTTAATTTGTTTGTACAATTCTGATGTAATTGGTCCCATAGTATTAGCCCTTGAGCTAATATTTATAGGACACAATTAGGTTATTAACAACTGATATTATTGACGAGCAATAGCACCAAATGGTAGCCAAGCGCCGGGAGCACCTGCTTCAATACAAACCCATCCAACAAAATTATCTTGTGTTGGATTTGAATTCCAAACAATATCGCCTTTATTAAACTCGCCAGCTGTTGGTTTGTCTGTACCTGTGGCAAATTTCTTATTGGCAAATTTAATATTACCTTTAACAGATAAGTCAACACCTTCTTCTGGTGTGTTAACACCTACAGTTAATGGTCCAAATACTTTGACTGGTCTGCGGGTATTTTGTTTATTACCAATAGCAATTTCTTGACTGTCTGCGTAATAAGTTTCATCGCCTGCTACCTTGAATGACAATTTACTTTGAGCAGATAATTGACTGTTTGTAATAGTAAATTCTTCAGCATCATTAAACAGGATTGTTTTAGCATTAATCACAGCACGACTGGCATTAATACGTGTCATGAATGTTGCTTCACCGTCCACTGTTAAATCTTCCAGTGTGCCTAATTTAGATAAGTTCGATTTAGTAACAGATGAACCTAATGCTATCTGTGATAAAACAGGAACACCGTCAACGTGATAGCTACGGTCAGCGGCCAAATCAAATGATTCGGTAGTCCACAATCTATCTGGTTCAGCTCGCATGATCAACTGACGCATACTGCCAGTACCTGTCCAAACTAATCCTTGGCCATAAATACCTCTCTCACGAGATGTTTTAAATTCTAATGGTTGATATCTATCAATTCTATTATCAGCTACAATTGTCTCGACATGTAATGTACCGTAAATTCTAACGTCAGCGTTGTGTGTAGATTCATTGCCAAAGATAACTTGTCCGTTGTTCTTTAGTGTAATTCGTGCTGTGTTATCCGTAATAATTTCTAAGTCGTGACTGGTATAAGTTCCGAACTGTCCAACACCGTCACGCGATGCGCCAGCAATAATTTCCACATTGTTTTCAGAAACACTTAAAGTTCCGTTTGGGCTTTCAGTATTAATGCCTAATCGACCAAAAGCAGAATTAAAATAAGCGAATTCGGCGAGTGCGGTATCGCCAGACACTGACAGAGTTTTTAATGTGCCAACTTGTTTTAAACTACTTTTTGTAATTTGCGACCCAAGTGTATCTCGACTGAGCACCTCGGCATTATCAATTTTATATGACTTGCTTGGTTCTAAATCAATGTCGCTGTTAGCCCACAGCCTGTTACCAGAACGATATGCTAGTTGAACATTACCATGACCCCATGACCAGTTAAGTCCTTTACCTAGTAAGTCAGCTTCATCACTAACTACCCAATTACCAAAGTCTGCGTCAGATTGAACTGCCGCTACGGGTGCGTTATTAACAATTAGATTGTCAACAGTTAGGGTGCCGGTTACAGTTAGATTACCCTCTAGGGTTTCTAGGGCTAGTTTTTTGATAACGACTTTGTCGTCTTGAATGTTAAAAATTTGGCTCATAATAGGGTCTCTTATCCAGTATTTATCTTAGACTAAGCCTAACTACAAGTCAAAAAAAAGCGGCCTATTAAGCCGCTTTTTAATTTATACTACTTTAAGTAAGATAATATCTTCGTTAATTCGTCCATTCATCATAGTGTCTGTAGCGTTGATATCGTCTAGAAACTTACGTAGCTGTACCTTACCGGCCGCTTTAAACTCTTTGAGCTTTTCTTCAGGCTTACGAATAGTCTTTTGTACGCTCTTAAACTCGTCAAAGTTTGTAATCGTAGTGCCTTTTACGCCTAAAGTGTTAAACTCTTTAGCAACATACTTGCCAAGTTTACGTGTTTTAGTGTTAAAGATCCACAGTTCTCCAGTGCCAATAATGTCAGCAGGATTAATACTTACAAGTTTCAAAGGCTCGTTAGTCTTCATATACTTGAGTTTAGCAACAATCTTCTCCGCAGGAACAGCTTTTTTAGCACGTGGCGCACGATTAACTTTGGCTTC